TTGCTTCTAATCTTGCCATTATTGTCTCCTAATCAAAGTGGTATAAAACCTGTGTTTGTAAAAATATTGCGTCTGTGTTTGTTTCATTTTCAACAAAACAAGCAATTACTTTGTTTGCTGAAACACTTGCTGAATCTATTGAGCAAGTTACTGTTTTGATAACATTTCTATCTACTGATGTTGCTTGTCCATTTGCAAGTAAAGTTCCGTTTACTCTTGAGCAAATACAACAAGGTTCTGGCTCATTAGCTGTTGTTTCAAAAGATAGTGAAGAATTAGCTAAACTTTTAGAAGTTACAGGTAATGTTGCATCTGTAACTGGTTTAGATTTTAGAACTGCATCTGAACAAATTCAAAGGTCGTTTGCTGGTGGTATTGCCTCTGCTGACCTATTTAGAGAAAGAGGGGTAAGAGCAATGCTTGGCTTTGAACAAGGAGCTACTGTAAGCATTGAAGAAACACAAAAAAGATTTTTTGAGGTATTTGGTGCTGGGGGTAAATTTGGGCAAGCCTCTGATGAATTAGCCAAGACATTAAGTGGTACATTATCAATGCTTGGGGATAAGTTTTTTAAATTTCAAACTTCTGTTGTTGATGGTTTTTTTACTGAATTTAAACAAAGTTTGGTGGATTTAAATACCAGTCTTGATGAAAATGCAACCACTATACAAGCTGTCGGTAATATTATAGGAGAGGGATTAGCTGGAGCAATAAGAACATTTAAAAATGCACTTGATGAGATTGGTATTGCCTTAAAAATATTTACATCATTGATTGTTGGTGCTTTTGCAGTTGGCAGAGTTTTAGCTATGGTGGAGGCTATCAACAAGTTAAGAAAAGGAATGACAGTTCTTAATATTGTTACAGCGATGCAATCAAAAAGTTTGAAAGAATTAATTATTAGAATAGGTGCTGGTGCTGTTGCTTATTTTGGTATGGAGAAAGCAATAGAAAGTTTAAATGAAAAGATTGAAGAAACAGAAAGAAAGATTGAAGAACAAGAAAAAAGATTTAAGGCTGTTTCAAAGGTTTATGACTTAACAACAGGTAAAGTAAAAGAACTTAAAAAGGCACAAGATGATCTTGCAAAATCAACTGATAAGGTTAATTTTGAGTTAGAACAGGCAATTAAACATGCTACAAAACATCAGAAAGCATTAGATTCATCACAAGAAGCTATGGAGGATTTTATAGAAACACAAAAAGATTTGGCAGAAGTTTTAGAGGAAGAAGTATCAAGAGCATTAGATAGAACAGGAGAAGCTATATCAGAGGCTTTTGCAAGAGCAGTTGTGAAAGGAGAGGATTTTGGAGAGGCTATGAAAAATATATTCCAGCAACTATTAATTGAAATTGTAAAAGTTACTGTGCAAATATTAGTGATGGATAAACTTATGGAATCATTAAAAAGAAAATTAAATGAGATAAAAGATTCATCTACAGGAACAGCATCTCTTATAGGTAGCATAGGCAGTATGTCTTTTGCTCCATCTCCATCTGTTATGTCAAGCCCAACATTTATTCCAAGTTTGGCTGGAGGCTCTGCTGGTGGTGGAGGTGTTACTGTAAATCAAAGTTTAAATGTATCAACTGGTGTAAATCAAACTGTTAGAGCAGAAATACAAAATATGATGCCTGAAATAAAACAAGAAACGATTGGGGCAGTTGCAGAGGCAAGAGCCAGAGGTGGATCATTTGCTAGAACATTTGGAGCTTAATTATGGCAGAACCTAGTTATCCTTTAACCATGCCTACTTCTCCAAACTTTGTCAGGAGTGAATGGACTATTCAAAGAACTGTTGCTCAATCAGTATCACCATTTACTTATGCTCAAACTCAACATGAATATGAGGGTGCAATTTGGACTGCTACAGTAACCTTACCCCCAATGTTTAGAGAACAAGCTGTCGAATGGCAATCGTTTTTTATGCAGTTACATGGCACAAAAGGAACATTCTTGATGGGAGATCCTGATGCTGGTTCAGTAAGGGGTACAATATCAAACACCATAGCTGTAAATGGAGCACATTCTGTAGGTGCATACGATATAGTTGTAGATGGGGCAGATACTTCTGAATCACAGTTATTTAAAAAAGGTGATTATGTACAATTTAACTCTGGAGCAACTTCTCAACTTCACATGATTATTGCCGATGTAAGTTCCGATGGTTCAGGTAATGCAACACTAACTGTTGAGCCTACTTTAAAGGTAGCACTTTCTAATGATGCAACAATAACTTATACTAATCCAAAGGGTGTGTTTAGAATGACCTCAAATGAGCTTGGATGGTCAGCAGACAGAATTAGCACTTATGGTATTAGTTTTTCGTGTATTCAAGCCCTCTAATTTGCGATATATCGCATTTTTAGTTGATTAATGATACATTGTATCATATAAATTTTAAATTCGTAAATGAGCCTATTTTGTACGAATAAATGGAAATGGTTTATTTATGCATAAAATTATATGGATTATTATTGTTATTACAGGATTATCGCTTTCACAGGTGATTTATGGGGCAGATACAACTGTAAATAACAAGAATACTCCTGTGCCAAGTAGTATATCACCCTCTTTATCTATTGGCTCTGGATCAGATGTATGTGTGGTCGTTAGGTCAGGTGCAGTTCAATCATCAATTATTGGTATATCTGGGGGTGTTCATGTAACAGATCCAAATTGTATTATGTTGAAAAATGCAAGGATGTTAGCCAGTCTTGGTGTCAAGGTGAGTGCTTTAGCACTTATGTGTAGACGACAGGATATCTGGGAGAGTTTTATTATGAGTGGAACTCCTTGTCCTTACTATGGAAAAATTGGTGATGAAGCTATTGCAGAGTATAAAAAAATAGGAAGATTAAATGAAGATGGTTCGATTAATTATAGTTGGAATCCTGTTAATGCCTTGCCTGTTGTTGGCAGAGCAAACGACATCGGACAACCTGTTAAGTAATGGTAACTTCTCCGATGGTCTGAATGATTGGACTGTTGAAGATGCATCCAAAACAAAGCATGACAGTAATTGCTATGCTAATGGAACAGATGCATCTGGGTTATGTAAATCAGTAAGATGGAAGTCAGATCAAGGTAAAACCATATCTCAAACCATTCAAAACTTAGAGCAAGGATATGATATAGATGGTGTCAATGTATCGTTTACAGCTTTAGGATGTAACAATGAGGCTAACAGTAGCACATGGTGTACACAAGGAACTGACTATGACAAAGTACAAGCCACAGTCAAACTATATAAAAATACCGATACAGAAAATTTATATTTAGAACAAACTCTGGATTATAACGATGGCACACAGCATTATTCTTTATCATCAAATACATTGTCAGAGTGGACAACAGATGATACCTCTATAGATTTTGCCATAACTGGTATTGATACTGGAAACTGGTCAGGCTGGTATGCACCGATTGTAGATAATATATCTTTAACTTTAGATTTATCTGAAACAGTTATTGAGCAGACTAGCATAGCAACACCTCAAGGAAATGCAGAGCCAATTATTGAAACAAATAATATTGTTGAGGAAACTGTAACCATGATATCAGGTCTTGATTTAGAGGTTTCTGTAGTTAACGATGTAATACTTGAAACTGCTGATATTGTTGAAATACCTCAAGTTGAAATTATTGAGGTCGCTGTTATAGAAGAATTACCTGTTATCGAGGATCTTCCAGAAATACCTGAAACTATTGAGGTCATTGAGTCTATTGAAGTTGTTGATGTTCCTGAAATTGTTGATGTGGTTGAAAGTATTGAGTCTGTTGAAGAGATAGCAGAAATAGAGGAAATACAAATTAAGGAGATTGAGATTGAAGAAGTTGCTGAACAGGAAGATGCAGAGGAAAATGTGGAAGAGCCAACAGAATTGGTTGAAACAACTATGGAAGAAGATTTGGCAGAGGCAAACGAACCAGAGAAAAAATCAAAGAAATCAGAAAAAACCAAAGAAAAGGGAAAAAAAGTAGCCTCTAATTCGAAGAATAAGGGCAAAACAAAAGATAAGTCGAACTCTAGTACCCCCAAAAAAACTAATTCAAATGTTGACATTCCAGTTCTCTTCACCTTGCTAAGTATACAAGACTCTATTACAATTCAAGATAAGGTAACAATTACACAGGATTTTACTGACTATGAACAAGACACTACAGCTTTCTCCAGCAATGTTGCTTGGGATCGTCTTAACTCTAGCACCAACAATAATTGGAGGAATCTGGACAGCCTCAAACCTTTATTCTCGTTTAGAGGTTACAGAAAAGACAACAATAGATAATGTAGATGCTATTGCAAACTTCAAGGCAACAGATACATCTGGTCTACAAGAGAGAATTGCAAAATTAGAAGCACAGCTAAAAAGTATTGAACAAACAACATCTTTAGTAAATGAAAAGATTAACGATACAGAAGCATCAATAACTATCTGGGCTGAAAAAGAATTTAAAAAAGTTTATGATATTTTAAATAAAAACCCATTACAGCAATGACAATAGAACCTAAAAATTTAATATATCTCATCAGCCCTTTAATTTTAGTGGGTGTTGCATGGGGTGTTTCTACAGCAACAATAAAAGATTTACAGGCAGAAACAGAACAGATGAAAAAGAAAGTTGAGAAAGTTCAGGTCATGGAAGTAGAAATAAAATATATTAAGGAAAGTGTACAAACAAATTCAAATAAACTAGATAGGATCTTGGAGAAGATGGAATGATTGGGTTATTGGTAAATGGATTATCTGGTGCAGTAAAAGGATATTTTGAACATAGTGCAAAGAAATCAAAAGCTAAGTCTGACTTAAAAATAGCAGAAATAGAGGCAAAGGTTGGTGTACAGAGGCAAATTGCAGAGGGCAAGGTGCAATGGGAGAACACAATGGCTGATGCAACAAAAGATAGTTGGAAAGATGAGGCTTGGACAATATGCTTTATTGTTTTAATAATATGTGCTTTTGTTCCTGACTTACAGCCTTATGTAAAACAAGGTATAGAATTTTTATCAACCTTTCCTGAATGGCTTCAATGGTCAATTCTTGCTAGTATTGGAGCTTCATTTGGTTTAAAATCTATTGGTAAATTCAAGAGGTAAATTATGCTAGATAAGATAAAAAAACTCTATGAAAAATGGACATACGATGTTCCAGAATGGGGATTATTTACAATCAAAGTATCAGCCATATCTATTATATGGATTTTACTTATAGGCTAAATAAAAAAATAACAATAATATAGAACCCCAGAAAAACTAACAAACCCCCAATAAGCTCAATAATAGCTTTAAGGGGGTTTTCTTTTAGTTCATCCCATGCTTCTTTAAAATCATCTTTCATTTTCTTCTCCTAAGAATTTAAAATGTTTTGCATGAATTTAGGTGGACAAGCACCTTTCTTTAAGTTTATATCAACAGTAACGAATCTAAGATTATCTATTGCATTGTAATCAAGCTCACTATCTTTTCTGTCAACACTTATATTAGTAGGTTGCCCATAACCCCTATCTTTCTTTCCTGTGTGAATGGTAGTCATCTTGACTCCTGTGTATGGACACTTCATACCATATTTTTCTGTTTGCTTCCAAAACAAATTTATTAAAGTTTCTACTTTATAATTTAGTTCAGATCCAAAATCCTCTCTTTGTCTTTTTCTAATAGACTGATATAAATACTTTAAATGTCCAAC